ATCAACATTAGCTACTGGACACTTTGTAAGATTTGATTCACCAAAAGGTTTGTTTAGACTTTTAGATAATACTGTAGATTGGAACGCTGACCATAGATCACTATATGGCATCAGCTTTGGATGTATTGAGGTGGTCTAATGGCTACAAGAGCAGGTATAGATAGTGCAATAGAAGCAAGGTTAGGACAAGATCATCAAGAGCTTTTCTTTGCAGTCAAAGCAGAGTTTGACACAGATGACATACTTGTTTGGACTGGCAACGATGATCTTATCATCAACTCAGAGACGTATACAGGAGCAGGTTCTTTACTCAGCATAAGCAGTATAGAAGATACTTTAGATCTCAAACCTACAGGCATATCTATAGCTCTTTCTGGTATGGATTCAGATGTTTTAAATATGGCTCTTACCGAAAACTACCAAAACAGAGATATAAGTGTTTTTATGGGCTTTTTAATGGGTGGTAGCAACGAAGTAGCAGGTGTGTTAAAAGTTTTTTCAGGTCGTATGATGTCTTTGTCTATAGATGATGAAATAGATGGAGCTACAGTAGGTATAGAGGCTGAGAACAGATTGATAGATTTGGAGAGACCAAGCAATCTAAGATATACAGCAGAGAGTCAAAAGTTTATAGATTCTTCTGATACGTCACTAAATAGAGTACAACAATTACAAGACAAACAGATAGCTTGGGGTCAAAAACAAGACGTACAAAGCGGTAGTGGCTCTTTGCATGATGATCCTTATGATTATGTCACACAAAGATAATGAAAAAGCTACCAGATTGGGAAATAGAGTTTGACACAGTAGTAAACAGAAATCTGTACACACCTTTTGAATGGGGTAAATGGGATTGTGTACATCTTACAAACACATTTATAAAAGCCATGACAGGTGAAAGTCTACTACCTAGTAATTGGAAATGGCAAACTAAAGAACAAGCAATGCAAAGTATCTTTAAATATGGAAAGGGTAAAGGTTTAGTAGCGGCAATAGACAATGCTATAAAACTGAAAAGTGGTATAGATGCTATAGACATACAGTATATGTCTAAAGGAGATTTTGGAGTTCACAAGGAAGAAACAGAACTTGCTTTTGTGTTTGATGGCTATGCTTCATTAGGTGTTGATGCTGATGGTCTTGTCATAGATGATGATGTAGACATTTTAAAAGTATGGAGAATCAATGGGTGACAAAGTAAAAAAAGCTCTAAAAATAGCGGCGATTGTTTTTATCGGAGCAAAACTTTTTGGTGGCTTTGATTTTGTTAAAAATGCTAAGTTTTTTAAATTAACAAAAGCTACTGCTTTGGCAGCCAAAGCGTTTGCCTACACTTTGGCTTTAGGTGTATTAAGCAAAGGTATAAGTGCAACAGGAGGTAACTTTGGTTCTAAATTATCTACTCGTGCGCCAACAGAACCTAGACAAATAATATACGGACAAACTAGGGTAGGAGGAACAATAACTCATATATCAACTACAGGAACAGACAATCATTTGCTACATATGGTATTTGTAATAGCAGGGCATGAAGTCAACAGCCTTGAAGCAGTAATACTCAATGATGAGACTTTAACGACTTCCTCCTCTACTATAAGTGGTTCAACAGTTTTTACTGCTACGAATTCTAAATTTACAAATACAGAAAATCCAAACGATTTTGGTAGTGGACGTTTAGTTCGTTTTACGTTTCAAGATGGATCGCAAACAGCAGTAGATGGATTTATGGATGCACAACTAGCTTCTATCACTTCCACAGATAAATATACAGATATGGCTTATGTATATATGCAGTGTGTATTTGATGCTGAAAAGTTTGGTGGCGGTATGCCTAATGTTTCTTTCGTTGTCAAAGGTAAAAAGGTCTTTGACCCAAGATTAAATTCTGGCAGTGGAGGAACCGCATGGAGCGATAATCCTGCACTAATAGTAAGAGACTATCTGACAGATACTACTTATGGATTGAAAGCTAAAAGCGGTGAGATTAATGATGGAAACGTATCAGGGGGCATAACAGCAGCAGCTAATAAATGTGATGAAACAGTAACACTTGCAGATGGTAGTTCTACTGAAAAAAGATATACAGCAAATGGTTTTACAAACTTTGCTGCTAATGGAGCAGGAGTTTTAAATGGTGTATTACAATCAATGGCAGGATCAATGTCTTACGTCAACGGACAATTTCAAGTTCATGCAGGCGCACACCCAACACCATCTTTAACTATTAGTGATGATGACCTATTGCAACCCTTAGAAGTTAGCACAAAATCAACTACAGGTGATCTATACAATACAGTCAAATCGGTATTTGTTGATGGTTCTAACAACTACATTGCTGCCGATGCTCCTATATATCAAGACTCAACATTTCTTACTGAAGATACACCTAACGGCACAAACTCTGATAAACCTAATTATGTCAAAACTATGGAGAAACAGTTGCCATTTACTGTTACCCATACGATGGCACAAAGACTGCAAAGAATCTCTTTAAAAAAACAAAGATTGGCAACTTCAATAGGTGCAGTAGTAGACCTTAAATTTTTAAGATTACAACCACACGATACTGTGATGATCACAAACGAAAGGCTTGGATATACGTCTAAAATATTTGAAGTATTATCCTCTGAAATGCTGATACAAGATAGTGAAGATGTGCCAACGCTTGCTGTAGGCTTAGTCTTACAAGAAACTGCATCATCAGTTTATGACTTTGCCACTTCTGATTATCAAACCCCTGTTGCATCTGGAAGCACTCTAACAGTTGGTGACTATGCCTTATCTCCACCTACAAGTTTATCTGTGGAGACTGACAGCACTACAGTTGATGTTCTTACGAATACCTCTGTTACGGTTACATGGTCAAACGCTAGTTCGCCTTACATAATAGGAACTGAAGTATTATTTAAGCGTAATTCAGATTCTGTTTACAGCACCATGTTTGCAAATCAAGGCTCAACTAAACAGCAAATTACAGGATTGGAAGTAGGAGTGCAGTACAACTTTAAAGCAAGGCATTTGAGTGCAGGTTCATTTTCTGATTTTACATCACAAGTTAATCACACAGTAGTAGGGACGGCTACAGCCAAATCAGCATTAACAAACTCTACTGTAGATTACTCTTCTGACGGAACTGGAACTATGCCTGCAAGTAAAGGCGGCACAGGAATAACAGACTTTGCAAACTCTACGCATTTAAACGCTAACACAACACCTGCAAATGTTGGATTGAGTGGAGGCTTAGTTATACCTACAATATTCAGGTCAGCTAATGCACCTACTGCTTTAGCGGCAGGAGACTTGTGGGTTGATACAGATGACGGTAACAAACTCTACAGATCAACTGGTACTGGCACAGGTAATTGGGTACAAGTTAATGTGACGACAGCAGGTATAGGTTTGGGCAATGTAGACAATAAAAGTTCTGCTACCATACTTGGTGAAACGCACACAGGTGATGTCACTGGAACAATAGGCGGTGTTGCTAACAGCACCATCACTACAGGCGCAAGTAGAGCAGCATCAGTAATAGATTCTAACAACAGATTCACAGGCGATTTGATTGGTAATGTCAGAAGCAACGGAACAACAAAAAGCATGACTGAGATCATAGATGCACACGATAGAGCGACAGCAGGTTTGGACTCTAGTGGTAACGTACAAAGAGCAGTGCCACAGGCACAACTCACGAACGTAGTAACAGCATCAGTAAATCAGCAAGCATTTATCTGGACAGAACTGAGTAACGCAGGATATGCGCCTTCAGCTACAACATTTACTTTCAACGTAACTTGGAAAGACGGTAACGGAACTACAGTAGCAACCTCTAGATGGGTAGCTACAAGAGATACTACTAATGACCATATAGATAACAGTGGTATCACCAATAATTTGACAGGTTCAGGAGTAAGTTCCTCTGTAGTAGGTGGAGATTCCGCTTTTATGGCGGTCACATTCACTAAAGGCGGTACAAGCATAACGGTATCTGCTAGCTTGATTACATTCACAGGCTTTACCTTTAA